CTGAAATCAGCCAGGGCGGCGTTAGCGGCACGACCGGGTTGTTCGTTAATATAGACACCGGGTGCCCCAGGAGTTACCCCGGACCCGAGAGAAAATGTTGCCATGTTTTTACAGGGAGAGTCCTACTTTTCAGCCTTGCTACCGGTAAGGACGGTCACCGTTTAGTCTCCGCAGAGACAAGGCTTACTACACCGGTTTTACCCGTTCTGCGACCCTGTTATTGCTTGGACGCTGTCGAAAGTAATTCCGTTGAGGCTCTCCCGCTCAACAACACCTTGCAGGGTATACCGATCGAGGGCCTCGGTATAGGCAACTTCCGTGTCGAAAGGAAAAATTTTGTCAGCTTGAGATCCGGAAGGAAGACCAAATACAAAATTTCCTTGAGAAAGTCCCCCGGAGGTTGTGCCCACACCGTCGAGGGCAAGTTGAGCACCGATCGGGGGTAGTTTAGTGACGGACCACTGGGGATTTTGATCCAGCACTTCTCGATATGAGAGGGAGTCCTGATAAAATAAATATCCGAGCTTGCGCCAAGTAAACTGTTGCTGCCACGGGAGAGAAACTGCCATTAGACCCTCTTTTGAGCGCGAGCCATCAACCGAGCCCCAATTGAAGTCCCTCGATTAAGATCAAATCCTTGCTCTTTAGCAACTAAACCGGCCGCTTTTTCAAGAGCAACCGGGTTTGTGGGGACAAATACATTTTCCTCCACGGACCTTTTAGACAGTTTCTCTCGAATATCTGTTTGAATTTTTTCGGCTGAAGTTGCTTCAGGTGCGGGAGTAGGATCTTCCGACGGTGTCTCAACCTCCAGGTTTACGGGTTCAGTGGATTTAGACTCAACGATAATGTTTTCAATTTTGCCTTTTTCAGGGGTTACCTGAACGTCGCTTTTGGCGGGAGTCTTTGAACGGGTAGTGCGAGTAGTCATGATTAACGCTTGCGAGAGAGAATGTTGCGCCAAGCAATGGGGACGATTTGCTTGAGGGATACGTCCGGAACTCCCATCCAGGGTCTGGCCACCATTTTTGAGGTGCCAAATTGGTTGAATGCCCCGTAGTGGGTGGATCTAACCAGAAACTGATTACCCCTTGTAAATATGTAAGACGCATCTTGCATTGCCCCGGTGCGTCGAAGGGTGGGTTGTCCAGGAAAGTTTTGACTTTTCCAGGAAGCATATCGGGGAGTCAGACGAGCCCAGGGGCGCTGATAGGTCGGATCCACCTCACGTTTCCAGAACTGTGGATGGTCGTCCAACAGGATGGGCACCCACTCTTCCTTAGTAGGTTTCCACCAGTTCAGGTTCATTGGTATGAGACCGTTGCCCGTGACTTTGAAACGAATCATCTCTTTTTCCGAGCATTTTTCTTCATTTCTTTTTCTTGTTCCTCGGCGTGATTTTTTACGATTTGAATCATTGTCTGGATTTTACTCATTGGTTGAGTTTCTAACCAGTCCACCGAAGAATCCCACCGTTGTTTACACAGGTGGTAGGCAATTTCTAACCAGTTTTCCACCGTGAGGATGTTTTGCTCAAAAAGAGTGGTTGACATCCACTGAATCACTACTCGAGTTTCAGAGATGGTAGCCTCATCGAGAATCTCGGGATTTAGAAGGAGGCGTAACACCAGGGGTAAGTAACCTTCCTCCTTTTGCCGAAGTGTCTGTGCCAGATAGAAATCTTTTGGGCAGACTTCTCGAAGATGAAACGTAGACCCAGACGGAAGAGTTACGTAGTAAGTAAAATCGTCTAGGTCCTCAACCGTTAGTTTGGGTCTTCTTCGTCTCCGCCATTGGCTTGAGCAACGAGGTCGCTCAGTTTGCGGAAATCACGGACCCCCATGTCGAGAATCTCATCGTAGGTGACCTTGTCGTCTCCCACAATCAGACGCTCGATGATTTTCATTCCGCGCTCAACATCGCCTGCTTTGGCGAGGTCTTTTTCCATGAAGATGAGGTCACGTCCGGTCATCTCACGAATCGTGATTTCTCGACCGTCACTCAGAGTGGTGCTAAAGGTTTGCAAGTTTGATTTTGTCACTTTTTTGGTTGTGGTGGTGGTGGGTTGTGCCGAAGGTGTATCAGAAATTGTGCGCATTGGTTGTGTCGGTGCGTTTATCAATTTTTACCCGTTGGGCGAAGAGCCAGTCTTCTATTTCCATGTCTCCGCAACCCGGGGGCAGGGAGAGATAGATTTCGTTGGCAATTTGCCAACTATCCTCTGCGTCGTCGATGTGCCCGAAACTGAGGCGATCATCGATGTCGTCCAACCAGAATTGTACGACTTCCTTGCGGAACTCGGGGTCAATTGGGAGGGGAAAGGCCATCAAAGTGCTCTGAGCATGTCAACGGTTTGTTGAAGAGAGAAGTATTCTGAGTTGTAGGCACATTCAACTGAGGAAGGAATGACCCGATTTTTCTTGTCGAAGGGGACCGTAAGGTAGTAGGTGTGATGGGTGCCTTGGAGAAGGCGCACACCTACATTTTCTACACGGGACTTCTTGGATTTTTTCATTAGATGACTCCTTGTTGAATGAAATCGTAGCGTTTTTTGAGTTTGTCGATGGCACCTATTTCTGAGAGTTCGGACATCGAATATTCCGTGCCGGGCGGTTCCATGTCGCCACCGGGGTTTGACAGGGTTGTTGTTTTTTCCCGAGGGGACTTGCGAAGGCGATCGTCAATAGCAACCGACGAGAAGTAGGCACGAGACAGGGGGAGGTCGGGAATGCCCACTGCCGAGTGAAATAGTGCCCAAGTGTACATGTGGGCGATTTGAAATAAGACGGCAAACTGCTCGGCGTATCGATCTGGTGTCATGAACCAGATTTCATCGTGGATGCTGAGAACAAATCGGCAGGGGATTTTGTATTCTCCTGCCAACCAGTGGACAGCAGTAAGCATGATGCTCAGGATTTCCGCACCAGAGGATTGGATTGTCCAATTGACCCTGCCCGTCTTGAAGTCATCGCCAACGGCAGCGGGGCGCATGGCAGTTGAGATTTTGGTGCCCAAACAGGGTAACTGGGGCACCCGTGACCGCATCGCAATCTCCTCCATGAAGTTGAAGCAACCACTGTCAGACCCGCCCTCATAGAGACCGTTGCGCGAACGCCCTTTCTTACCTTCAAGCATTCGATACGCAAAGTTTTTGACTTCGGTTGGAGATTTCTCGGGGAACTTACGGCGAATGTAGGTTTGAACGGCACGCACACCGGCACCATACAAGATGGCAAACCCGGCGATCTTCGCAGTGTCACGATCTACGCCCGCGAGCTTCGCGAGCGCGGAGTGCGGGTCCGTGCCCGCTTCCTTGCTTCCTGACAGCACGTTGTAGCCAAAGGGTGAGCACCCGACATGCCCGCCTTCCCACTTGTCACTGTAAATCGCAGCGATTTGCATTTCCTGCCCGTCGAAATCGGCACCTACGATCTTCCAACCGTCCGGTGCCTGCACTCGGCTTTTCAACTCGGTGCCAATGCGCCAGCTTTTTGTGGAGCACATGGTAACCATGAGCGACTCCACGGTGCGTCGAGTGACGGTGCCATGGCAGAGGATTTCCGGAAGGGTAACCAAAGCGTCTGCACCATGAGGATTGGTGGCGCGAAGGAAGATGCGGTCCATAACTCGTTTGCGGACTGATGTCCAATACGACACGGAGTTGGCAATTTCGAGGGCACGCTTTGCCTCCGGGAGGTCGGAGTTCAGTCGACCCACCTTCATGTCATCAACAAAATCCTTCGAAAGTACCCCGCCAACATTGTCTCCGCCGCCTTTGGGGTGCGGAATCTTTGTCAATGTGCCGGATTCATCGTGATAGCACCATCCCATGTTCTTGGTGAGGATCATCGGGGTGCCTTCCCAGGTTAGTTTCAGCAGCAAGTGGGACAGGTTGGATTTGACGCCGATCTTTTCGTCTGGGTCCTTGATGAAGGGGCGCACCCAGTTGGGGACATGTGCATACTTGCCTTTTTCCGATTTTACGGTCCAGTCGAGTTGAGACAACCAGGGGTCTTTAGCAACCCAGGACTCCGCCATACCCGGCTCCGCAAAGTAATGTTCTCGCCACTCCTCGTAGTTAGCCCAGACCAAATCCTTGCAGATTTGAGTCATTTCGTTGTTGTGCTCCTCAAACGTGCGCTCTACGCCTTGAATCCATGACTCCCAATCGGGGACAAGAGGGACGATGGACCCATTTAGGTGATAGTGACCGCACAGGGCAACAAGGCTGGGGGTGGCATCGAGGTATTTGGGCCACAGGGCTTGAAACAATTCTGCGGTGTAGAAAGCATCTTTGACGGCGTAATCCACAGCTTCGGTTAGCATTTGCCGAATCTGGCTCAGGTGCGTCGCCTTGACGAAGATGTCTCGGACTGCCTTATCTCCAGTACCAAGGGGTTGCACATCATCACCAAAGAATTTGCGAACCTCATAGACGTGGAAATTGTAAGTTGCAATTAGGGAGTTGGTTGCACCCTCGTCAAGCCACTTTGGAGCGTAGCGCAACTTTCGTTTTTCCTCCGGTGTAAGGTCTTCCGGATTCTTCCCTGCAAGCACATACAGCCAACGTTGACCCGCAGCAAGCCCCGAAACCCCGATGTGGGCCGACAGGGTGTCAAAGTAGAAATTTTCTGGTTTGGTGCGGTCCAGGGAGTAACCCTCACGCGCACGCACGCGGTCGTAGCTTACATTGTGACCTACGACGAAACGATTCTCCCCGATTGGAATTAACTCGTACTGATCCCACGATTCCTCTGGAATCGACGGGTCAATGAGTTCAGACGCAAGCCAAATGTAGGCCGCTTTAGATGACAGCGCAGTGCCAATAATGGGAAACGCCCCGCCATGCACATATGTCTCGGTGTCAAACGTAAATGCTTTCTCAAGGGGATACGGCACAGTTTCCGTTTTCCACCGGCCTCGGACTTTCGTGTAACGGGTCCAACCCGGTTTGAATACGAGTTTATCTGCCGGGGGAAGATCTGGCAGAGTGGCAACGGCAAATTCTTGCGCCAGGTCACGGTATTCCCCGACTTGCTCATGGGCGATGTTCTCAAAGTGCTCACGGAGTTCTTCGCCTTTGAGACTAGGGAGAGGCAGAGGTCCGTCGTAGAGGTGCTCAGGATAGTCGACTGGGGTCGCAATGTCGAATTCCTTGAGCAAATTTTCTGCCTTTTGCTTGGAAAGGCGAGACATGGGTTTTGGCATGTCAATACCAAAAATCCGGCTGTGGATTTGCTCATCCACAACCGGGTAACCTAATTCCGTAAAGCGTGCTGCCATAGAACGATGAGTTTTCATGGTTTAATTATAGACGTTGTTGGGAGCCGGTAAACCTAGGGCGCAACGTAGTCAATGGGTGGGGGAGTGGGGATGGTTTGAACAGGGTGAATGAAACTGTACGGGATTACTGCTGGATTGTTAATGGATTGACTTGGGCTCGAGGGCAGAGACTGATTTTGATACATTCGGCGTGGGCACTGACTATACTGTGGAACACCGTTTACAAAGTTCCAAACATCGAAGAGGAATGGATTTTCTTGTCCAGGATAGAGACTGTATCCCGCCTCTGGGCGAGTAAAATAACTCATGTAGTTTGTAGTCCAACCTTTGAGAGCTGGGGAGTAAGAAGTGAGAGACGGCAAGGGAGCGGGGGGAGTCGTCGTTTCTTGATATTGCCAAGCCAGTTTTCCGGCGGTGTTAGGTCCCGTGCTGCCGTACCCGTTGAGGATGATGTTACCGTATTCGTTGATTTCAGCGGAGGTTAGCAGATTGGCCACCTCTTTCGCCATCAAAACAGTCCTAGGTACCACGAGTTTACTCCGACTTGATTTTTAGTTTTACCCTACTCAAAGGACAGGTCCCAGCAGGTTGCACCGGGGTGAGTGTCATTTAGACCCAGATTTCTAGCGTCGTTGATGGCATTGAGGAGGTCGCGATCGTTCTTTAGACGACGGTGCAAACGCAGACGCCAGAGGCAGTATGCACGAGCATTTGCCTCATTGGGTTTTTCGGTGTATTTATTGTAGTAGCGCTCCACAGTGTCAACCATGCCAATGCCAACTTTGGCAATCAGGTGGTCAACGGGGTCCAAAGCGTGACTGTGGGGTTTCTTCAGTT